TGAGAATCTACATTCTCATGTGGTCAGTACTACTAAATAGACGTATTAGTCGAAATATGGGGAGTATTGTATATATTAAAGGGATTTTGTTTCACCAGTAGTATTCTTCTGGTATAGTTTCTAAAGAAGTTATATCGGGATGCACTGGGGGTGAAAGTCTTTTTTCTCATAATCTATCTCTTCATCTTGTCTAACTACGAGTGGATAATCGTAACACTCTCTAGCGGCGTTAGACCAAGCAGAACAATTCCTCTTATAAATACCTTTGTTTATCCTTGCTATGTCTGTTGCTAATATTCTTTTAGTTCTTTTATCAAAAGGCTTCATAGCTCTTTTGCGAACTTTGGATGTAAACAATTTTTCATGGGAGTAGCGTAAGAGCTGCTCGACGCATAAGTATTTATAGAGTCGTGAATGTTCTGTTTCTGTATTATAGTAAATGAAGTTTTCGGGGTCGAATAGATCGTCACTGATTACTTTTCTGAAATTTTTGAAATTTGTATTTATAGTTGTTTCATAATCTCGTAGTTTCTCAACTACTGCTTCATGAACCTTCCAGAAAGTGACCTTCTTAGGCTTTTCAATTTTGAATCGGTTATCGTGATCTTTTCGCGCAATTATGAGAGTTGCACATCTCCTATCAAACTCTGATGAGGGGTTCTTACGAAGTAAGCCCGCACCTCCAAGATATGATGGCATATCCCATGGTATGTTTGGACAAACATCGAGAGTTTGTTTATTGTAGTATATAAATCGGTTAATCACATCTTCTCTAATCTCGGGTGGACAACTTTGATGTAACTCCAGGTGCAAAGCACCGAGTTGATCAAAAGTTCGCTCATTTTTATCGGTTAATTGTGATCTAGCCTTTCCTAACATTATTCCCATATTTATGAACTTTATCTCTTTCCATTTCTCATCCTTAAGATGATAGGTAGTAGAATTAAGGACAACTATTGGTTTCTCTATTGTAGAGAACAATGTTTTTCCGACGCTAGATGTTAAACCTCCATATGAGGTGATTCTTTCCCATAACGATCGTAAATTCTTTCGGTTACCCTTAAGAGTACAATCATCTCCGTTGATTAGCAATGGAGCTATTAAAGACTTCTCAGAGATAGGAGCATTCGTTACTCTGTAACGGATATTATTACCTAGTTCTAAAGCCCATCTACACATTGCTGCATTAGCTATGCATAAGATAGGAAAACTAGTAACAGAACCCATTAATTGCCCTTCTCTTTGAGGAAGAATTTCTTCTCCAATCATGAATTTGTGATTAACTAAGGATCTAATAAAGAGGTCTAAATGATTTTCTGAAAACTTAAACTCACCTTCAGGTGAATTCTCGTTAAGGACTTTTATTATCTCGCGACCTATACACTCTGAAATCCAGGAGTGTAGATTATCTGTCGACGCTTTATAATCACCGTTGATTATTATGTCGTCGACCGTTGGTAGACCGATTCGTTCTTGTACGAATTCCTCAGTCAAAGGAGTTGAGATCATCCTGAAGACTTTATTATCTTTCAAAATTCTCCACATAAATTTTTGTAACGGACCCAAAAAAGTGTAAGTTAAGGGTGGACCTTTTGAGATTACTCTAATCTTAAGAGCTTCGACCAATCCCACGGTCTCTACAAGTGGC